TGCTCCATAAAGACATTAAGGAAGACCGCCGCGAAACATTCGGCCGCTTATCGACGGTGGAACAACGCGTCTCTAAGTTGGAAGCACGTCCGCCATCCTGCTAGCCATGGATCACGCCACCACCGTTGCGGTGATCGCCATCATTGTTGCGGCAGGTTCTGAGATCATTGCCGTCTCGCCGCTGAAATCCAATAGCTGGCTGCAGTTGCTATTCCAAGTGCTGCGCCTGGCATTCCCTAAGCAGCGCCGCTGAGTCATGGCGAACGACGCACCGATCACGCTGCAACAGCTGTTCAAGTACTACAAAGCACTGCCACATCAGACTGCTGCGATTCAGCAGCTAGAGGCTGAACTGGCTGCCAATGATTATGACGTCGTGATGCGGCGGGATCGGGATTGGTTCCAGACGTGGAGCCAAGACGGCAAGCAAACCGATCTAGCTGCCGCTATCGCGCTGATCAAGGAGTTCGAGGGCTGCCACCTCTCGGCATATCCTGACCCGTTATCAGGTGGCGACCCGTGGACGATCGGTTATGGCACCACGCGCTACAGCAATGGCATGTCAGTGAAGCGTGGCGACAAGATCAACGTCATCGAGGCCGACATGCTGCTGCGCCTCGAGGTGGATCGCATCGCTGACAAGCTGCGCAGCACCATCCCGCATTGGAATGTGATGGATGACAATCAGCGATCTGCGCTGGTGAGCTTCGCTTACAACCTCGGCTCTGGCTTTTACGGCACTGCCGGGTTTGAGACCATCAGCAAGTGTCTGCGTGACCGTGACTGGGCAGGAGTGCCCGCATCGCTCGAGCTTTATCGCAACACCGGCAGCAACGTCGAGGCTGGCCTGCTGCGCCGTCGCCGCGCTGAGGGCAAACTCTGGGGGCAACATCAGGCCGCGGCTGAACCAGAGACCGCGAAGCTCCGGCCTGGAAGTCCGTTCACGGCACGCATCACGCCGCACATCAGGTTGGGAGAATTCGCGCTGGATCAGGAGGCAAGGCGGTTTCAGAATCAGAGCCAACTCGATATTGCTGCAGAGCTAGCAGCATTCCTCGAGCGCGTGCGCGTGCAGTTCGGCGGGCGGCCAATCGTGATCACATCCGGCTATCGGCCTGAGGCGATCAACCGGCAGGCCGGTGGTGCCAGCGGCAGCGAGCATCTGTATCAGCCGGGATGTGGCGCAGTCGATTTCTATATCGATGGCGAGGATACCTACGTAGTGCAGAACTGGTGCGATAAGCATTGGCCGTTCTCGCTTGGCTACGGCGCATACAAAGGATTTGTACATCTGGGCATCCGCTCTGGCCGCCCTAAGGTGCGCTGGGATTATTGAACGCCTGTGCTGGTACCTGACCACGAGATTCGCCGGCTGTGCAAGCAGCACTCAATGCTGCAGCCATACAACGAGGAGCAGCTCAACCCAGCCAGTTATGACGTGACGCTCGGCGGTCAGATCATGATGGAGGTGGCCAGCACACCAGAGCTACAGAAGGTGCAGCTGCATGGCCACAGCAAAGACGATCCGTTCTGGATCCAGCCGGGCGAATTCTTCCTGGCTGAAACGCAGGAGATCTTCAACCTGCCAAATCACGTCGGCGCTCAGTTTGTTCTGAAGTCGAGCCGCGCACGCGAGGGATGGGATCATGCCGAAGCCGGATGGGCAGATCCAGGGTGGTTTGGCAGCAGGCTTACGATGGAACTGCGCAATCAACGTCGTCTGCATCCATTGCCGATTTGGCCTGGTCTGCGGATTGGGCAGATGAAGTTCCTGCTGGTCAGTGGCACTGTGGAGCGCAGCTACGCGGAAACCGGAAGATATAACGCAGACCTTGGCGTCACGGGTTCCAAGGGGTAGCGTGCGACTGGAGAACCAAGGGGACGCGTCGGTCTAAGCAGCCGACGCTTTTTTTATGGGCGCCATGCGCAAGCGGTAGATCTTGCCGGGCGCCTCGGCCGGATCATCCATGGGAATCATGATGTAGTCATCACAGCCGTGTGATTCGGCGAAGTGACTGGCGGCTTGATGGGTGGTGAATGGCCCGATATGCCACGGGCCGATTCGAAGGATGTATTGCATCGCGGGACGCTAGCGCGAATGTTGCTGGCTAATCCCGTAGCAATTCTGTAATCCCGTGAGACTCGGTTGCGACCGCTACCGTGCACCAAACGGCGGCCAGCCCATGCCCGGTTACTACCTAGAGGTTTCCGCCAAGATCTTCATCCGATCAGACACGCCAGCCGATGACATACCTGGTGATATCTACAGTCAAATCGCTGAGCATGTCCGATCCGATGAAGACATCATCGATATCGAAGTGAACTGCGTGCCGGTGCCTGAGGATCTCTGTGGATCGACACCACATTGATGGCACGAGGCTGATCACACGACGATCAGCGCGTGATCAGATCCTTCTGGCATGGAGCTATCGCTGTGCCTACTGCGGCGATGATCTAGGACGCAGCCCAACGCTCGATCACGTGGTGCCCAAGGTGCATGGCGGGCTTACGGTGCGCAGCAACATGGTGGCCTGTTGCCTTGGCTGCAACTCCAGCAAGGGGCATAAGGCATGGGTGGATTGGTACCGCGCGCAGCCGTTCTGGTCTGCACTGAACGAATGGGCAATCGTGCAGTGGATCGCGGAAAATGCTAATTTGGCTGCCTAGAACTCTCTGAGGATCTAGGCGATCCCGTAGAGGCCGGCTGCGGGCAACAGGCTGACACCGCGTGAGGATCAGCCACCGGCCACATCATTAAGATACGTTGCAGTGGTCGCAGGTGCCCCGCCCGTGGTGTATAGTAAATGAGTCGGGAGCGATCCCGGCATCCACCGCAACTAGAAAAATGAAGAAACTGAGCGCCGGCATCGAGGCCATCGCTGATCTGATCGCTTCTGCTGAAGCGGTCGCTCAAGCGCTGCAAGATATGCGGGATTGCACCACTGACGACGAGTGGGATCAGATCATTTCTAATCCGCTGGTCGACATCTTGGTAAGCGCCTGCATGGATCTTGAAGACCGGCTCCAGTAACCAAGGGGCTTCGGCCCCTTTTTTTATTGCTCAGCGGTCGGCGCTATCCGTAAGGACGCGCGCGGTGCTGCAGTCGCGGTGGCTGCAGCTGAAACCGTATCGGAGGCCGCTTTACATCACGGCAGAATCCTGCTGCACACCCACAGAGCGATCAGGCACGTCGCCCAATACTCGAGCACCAGCAGCAGGACATCCTGAAGCATCAGCGACCTAGCAGGTGATCGAGATAAAGCTCGGCTTGCCACAGATCTGAGCTGTAACGGCAGGTGCCACCCACGCAGCTGCGGTAGTAAACCTCACCATGCACGGGCATGAGCGTTTCGATGTAGCCGCCGTCTCGGTCAGTGCGGCTGATGACTTCCGGGCCGAACATACAGCTCACACCTGGCCGCATAACGGCCGCCGCTTCTCTTTGATTCTGGCAACTCCAACCCGCAGCGCTGATGGCGCATCTGATGTTCAGGTTTTGGGCCGAGCACCACGCGCGCGTGCCAGGTGCGGTCAGTACGGCTGCACAGCAGCAATAATCGGCCGCCGTGCAGACTGATCATTCCGCCTCACCAGCAGCAGGCTGGTGATAGATGCGTTCGAGCAACATGCTGGCTGGTTCATCCGGGCCATCAGTCACGTAGGCAGCCACCGGGTCAGTGCCATCTGATGCCACATAGATGCAGCCATAGCCATAGGGTTTAACGACCACCAATCCGGTGTTGCGACTGCGCGACAGGATGCGAAGCGCCAGCCGCTCGATCAGATTCAAGCCAGGCAGGCGAGTCATCATCCCTCCAGTTTGGCGATAAGACGGGCGAGATACCACTGGCATTTACGGGCATCCTCGAGCGCATTGCCCTTGCACCAGATACGCAGCAGGTATTTCAGCGCCTGACCCTGCAGGTATGCGGGCACCATGTGCGGCGCATCGGTGACTGCTGCCTCGATCACGTCGATCGCCTCGACTGGGCCGCGGCGGTAGTGTGATGGGTTGATTGGATCGGTCATTCAAGCCAGCTCCATGCGATGCGTTGACAGATGCGCCATGCGTGTTTTTTGTCAATCTCGAAGCGATCAGCAAGTTTTTGATAGCTCAGCCCCTCAGCGCGAAGCTGGCGCAGCTCGCGCACCAGCTCCTCGCTCAGGATCACGGCGACGTTCTCCTCACCGCGCTTGAACGGCCGGCTCATCGCCATTTATCCCCGAGCAGCTGCTGGCGGCAGACTTCGATCGCCTGCTGCGCCTGCTTCTGCGTCATAACCGACTCGGTGGCATCCATCGCGCGCACCACGCGAGCCAGCAGCTCGGTGTATGACGTGTCGCGGAAGTTGGCCGCCAGGTCGAGCGCAAACTCCTCCCACAGCCCGGTGTAGGTGCTGCAGGTGCGGCCGCTGCGTTCATAGAGCGCTTCCATCATGTCGGCGCGCATCTGGTCGAGTTTGACTGCTTCGTTCATGGTTCGAGGTGTTGGCGGATGCGGAGCAGCTCAGCGCAGAGCTGCTGGCGGTTGCGGATCCCAACGGTGCTGCACAGCTGGTCGATGCGGATGTCAATCAGCTGGCGGATGCGCTGGCGCTCATCCTGCCGTCGGCGATGGCAAGGAGACGCTGGCGGGTTAGCCGTCGCTCGTGTTGTCGAAAGTGCCCAAGATCAGGCGCAATGGGAGGCAGATCCATTTCTGTCGGCACCACCTGATCTGCAACGGCTCGCAGGGCCGCAGCAAGTGTTGCCTCCACCTCGTTATGGGGGTTGTTATCCATGCGCCGGTAGGCGGCATCCAGGATTGCATTTGCAGCGGGTGAAAGTTCAGTCATTTAACAGACCCCCATCAACAAGGGCATCGCACCACTCCTTGAATGGTGCTTCGATCTGAGCCATGGTCTTGTTGTCAATGGTCTCGGGCTTGCGGATCATGCTGATTGCAAGGCCAAGAGCGTCGCCGAGGCGATCTTCAAGAGTGTTCAATGGAACGAACTTGTAGTCAGTCATCTTCGTTGGGCAAGAGTTCAAGAAGTGAGTCAATGGCAAGACCTGTCGTGTTTTCTGAGCCTGGTGTGTAATACTGCGCCTCTACCAGTGCTATTCGCAAACGCTTAATGCAAGGCCACGGGTCGCGCAGCTCGGTGGAGAAGCCCTGGAATGGTGCGGGGTGGAAGTCGGTCAAACCCCCACCTCCTGCTCAAGCTGCTGCCGGGCATAGTTGCCGATCAGCTCGTGTTCGCACAGGTAGGCCAGCACCTCGCGGATCGCGGCGCGTGCTTCAGGTGACCAGTTGACGGCCTCCTCGTCCCAGCACGAACTGTCTTCAATTCCGCTGATCGCAATGGCCACTCGCTTCACCAACGAACTGCGCTCGAGCAGCCCGGCCGCCGCACCAATCTGCTCCGGCGTGGCGTTCTTGATCAGATCCATGCACGCATGAAACCGGCGATCGTTTTCTTCCTCGTCAATCGGCTCAGGCTGCTGCTGCGCGGCCTCCAGTGCCTCGACCCTGGCGCGGAGTTCAAGGAGGCAGGCGGCTTCATCGCTGACAACCCATTGAATGGATCGGCTAGCTATCTCAACGGCATTTTCAATGTTCTGCCATCGCTCGGGCGTTGCTCTGTAATCAGTCATTGGTGAGAAATGTGAACGGTTGCGATGCCATCCAGCGGCACGCCAAGGCGATGCGCAGCACCGGCGCTCAGGTCGAGACTTGAGCAGTCGCAGCGGTCAGTGACGCGCACCGTGAGCACGCGGCCGCGGTGGCTGACGCGCACCGGCGTGCCGCAGGGCAGCCATGGATGCGCCGCGCTGATGCCCCAGTGCTTGGATGCGCCGCGCTGATGCCCCAGTGCTCGTAGGTGCCGCCGCAGTATGTGGTGCGCCCGTGAAACTCGGTTGCATATACGGTTGCTGTCACCTGCCGCGACTGCACCGGGCTGGCCAGCAGCAGGGCCGCGGCGATCAAAGCAGCGCGGATCATTCGACCTCCACTGCGTAGGCATTTGGCCAGCGGTTGCGCGCGTACTTCTCAGCAGCGCGCTTTGATTCGGCGCGCGTGTACCACGTGATTGGCCGTGCATCCCGGAATCGGATGGTGACTTTGAAATCACGCACGCGGGCATTGTGACGTGGTCGGCTGACACCTTCGCCATAGTTGCCGACCTGTTCTGCATCAGTGCGCCACTGG